AATTAGCCAAAGCGCTGGCGTTTATAAAAACGGAGTGCTTAAGTTTTTGCTAACAAGCGACGCGCAAATAAAGCCAGAGCAGGCAGTGCCTTTAAAGAAAAGTCTAGACGATGTTATAGACGGGGCTAGCCGTTCTACTGTTTTGCCTAACGGCATTAAAATGGAGAAGCTGAGCCTAAGCCCAGAGGAGGCCCAATACTTAGAAACTCGCAAATTTAGCGCAGAAGAAATAGCCCGTATTTTTGGCGTTCCTGCTTCTATGATTGGGGCAGCGGGCGGCATTAAGTCTAGCGTAGAGCAAGAGTACCAAGATTTCTACGCTCGCACCTTGGCAAGTTATGCTATTAACATAGAGCAGGAACTAGCCCGCAAGTTGCTAACCGAAAGCGACAAGTTAACTTACTATTTTAAATTTAACTTTAATTCACTTTTGAGGGCCAGCGCCAACGAGCGAGCAGACTACTATAACAAGGGCATCCGCGGCGGCTGGCTTTCTAGAAACGAGGCGCGCATGTTTGAGGACGCTAACGGCTTCGACGGCGGCGACGAGTATTTAATTGAAAGCAACCTAATGCCAAGCAGTCAAATTAACGCTTACATGGATGCGAAAATAGCGCAGCTTATGAGTACCGCAGACAAAAACAATAACCCAGACGGAGTTAATAACACCGAGGTAATATAATGAAACAAGAGCGCAGAACATTTACTGGCACCGTCATAGCACGAAGCGAAGGCGAAAACATGCCTAAAGAAATTGGCGGCATTGCTGCTGTAATTAACTCAGTTACTGACCTTGGCTACTTCGAGGAGGTTATAGAGCGCGGAGCGTTTGACTACGCTCTAGGCAAAGAATACGACATCCGCTGTTTGTTTAACCATGAAGCCGAGTTAATTCTAGGCCGTACTTTGTCAGGCACTTGTAATGTGTTTGTAAATGGTGACGGAAACCTAGAATATACATGGGTGCCAGACTACGAGAACCCTACGCACATGTCAGTAGTGCGCAGCATTATGCGCGGAGACATTACGCAGAGCAGTTTTGCTTTTACCATTAAAGAACAGAACTGGAGCGAGTCTACAAAATACGGCACAATGGGCAAAAGAACTATTACTGTTATAGAGGAACTCTACGATGTTAGCCCAGTTACTTACCCTGCTTATGCTGACACCGAGGCCGACGCCCGCAGCATTGTGGCAATGAGAGACGAAGAGCGTGAAATAGAAAGCGCAAAGCAAAGCCAAGCAGCAGCCGACATTTTAAAACTTGCGCTGTTGCGTTACGAAAATTTATAAAACAAAAACAAAAAAACCATGAATAAAATTAAAGCATTGAAAGAAGAGCGTGGACGCTTGCTCGGCGAGTTGTCTACCTTGCAAACCACCATCGAGAAGGAAGCCCGCTCTATGGCTGACAGTGAAACCAACCGCTTGACCGAAATCGAGGCTCGTTTGAGCGCGATTAAGGCTGAGGTAGAAACCTTGGAAAAGTTGCAAAACTTGGCCGCTCAGGCTGCTGGCCACTCTGCTAGCCGTAGCGAAGAGAAGGAAAAGGAAAACATGAAAGAACAGTACAGCTTTAAGCGTGCTATGGAAATGGCTATTACTGGCCGTCGCGAAGGTGTAGAGGCTGAGTTTAACTCTATGGCTGCTGCTGAGTTCCAGCGTTCTGGTGTTTCTGTTTCTGCTCACTCTATGAAAGTGCCTAGCGAAGTTTTCAAACGCGACATGTCTGTAACTGGCGGTTCTTCTGGTTCCGAGGGTGGCGTGAATGTTCAAACTTCAGTAGGTTCTATTATTGATGTATTGTTGCCTAAAACTGTATTGCGCGGTTTGGGTGTACAGCAGTTGTCTGGCTTGGTAGGTAACTTGGACATGCCAACCGCTAGCACTGTGCCTTCTGCTGGTTGGAATACTGAGAACGGTTCTGCTACTGAAAAGAGCCCTGCCTTCTCTAAAATCACATTTAGCCCTAAGCGTTTGGCCGCTTACATTCAAGTTTCTAACCAGTTGATGCTTCAGTCATCTAATAGCATTGACGCTTATGTAAGAAACTGGCTCCTTAACGCTATGGCTCAGTCTTTGGAAACTGCTGCTATTAAGGGCGGTGGTTCTAACGAGCCTACTGGTATTATTGCTAACGCCAATGTCAATGTAACTTTTGCAGGCGGCGCGACTTCTAACGCTACCAACGCTAACGGTATTGCTCCAGTTTGGGCCGATGTTGTTAACTTGATGAAAGCCGTAGAAAACGCTAACGGTGAAGGTGTTGCTTACTTGACTAACCCTAAAGTTAAAGCTGCTTTGCAGACCATTCCTCGCCAGTCTTCTGGTGTAGAGGGTAACTTTATTTGGCCTGCTGGTGGCTTCGACTTGAACGGCTACCCAGTTTCTACTTCTACCTTGGTACCTTCTAACTTGTCAAAAGGTTCTAGCAGCACATTGTCTGCTATGATTTTTGGAGACTTCTCTAAAATGGCTATCGCCTCTTGGGGTGGTATGGAGTTGACAGTAGACCCTTATAGCGGCGCTACTGCTGGCTTAACTAATGTCGTATTGAACGCTTACTTGGATTGCAACTTGTTGCAGCCTACTGCCTTCGCAGTTTGTAAGGACATTGTAGCTTAATAACTTGACTGCTCGGAGTCATTAAAGACCGAGTGCTAGGGGTGGCCTTGACTGCGCCACCCTTGGGCTAATATGAAAATTCAATTTATTGCTAACCCTTCTGGGCAGTTTAACCTTTCCTATAATGCAGGCGAGGAGGTAATTATGGAAACCAAGCAGGCCATGCTTTTAATAGAGGCAGGCGTAGCTATTGAAATACCCGTGCTTACTTCACCTAGCAAGCCAGTAAAAAAGGCTAAGACAGTGAACCCAGAAACCGAACTAGACGCCGAATAAAAAATGTTTATTGCACGCCACTATACCGCCTACGCTAACGCCGCTACTGACTACATAACACTAGCAGAAACTAAGCAGCACCTGCGCGTAACAAGCAGCGCAGACGACACCTACATAGGCGGGCTTATTGCTATGGCTGTGGAGGCTTGCAGTAATTACCTTGGCTATTCTATTCGTAAGGCTACGGCTCGTTATGGCTTCGACGGCTTTACGGGGCAGCCTGCGCTTGTTAACCCGCTTAACGGTACCAATATACCTAGCGGCAACTACTTGCGTTTAAACACGCGCTGCTTGTCTGTAACAAATGTTTACTACATTAGTGACAGCAACGCAATTACAGCCTACGACTCAGCAGACTGGATTAGTAGCCCTGAGCCTATGGGCCTATACAGCCGTAACATCTTTATAGAAACAGCGCCGACATTGGTAACAGACGACGGGATTAAATACATAGTAGAACTAACAGAGGGCTTTAACCCAGTTGGAACTTCTAGCGTAGAGCCTGACACTATTTTCCCAATGACAATAAAGCACGCGGCACTTTTGTTAATTGCTCAGTATTACGACAATAGACAGGCTATTGTAACTGGCACTATTCAAAGCCCGCTAGAGTTTGGGTTCCATTATTTGTTGGACCCGTATAAAATACAAATTTTAGTATAATGAATGCAGGGGCTATGGATGTACTGGTGAGCCTACAAAGTTACACCGAGACAATAGACACGAACACTGGGGAGAAGTTGCAGACTTGGACCGAATACGCTACCGCATGGGCTGAGCGCGTAGAGGCGCAGTCTGGTAATGAGAATGTAAACGCCGACCGCAGAGAGCATAAGCAAATAGTAAATTATACTATTCGGTACAATACCAGCGTCAGCGTTAAGCATAGAGTAGTAGAGGACGGCATAGCCCATAACATTGTTAACATAGCAAATTTACAGCGCAACCTATATTTGAAACTACAAACCGAAGTTACACTGTAATGGCTAGCGACAAAAACATAGAGGGAATGAGCGAAGTAATTAACGCGCTAGAGGCTATTGGTGTAGACATTAAAAGCCCTAAGTTGCAGAAGTTGCTGCGCAAAAGTGCTGAGCCCATTATAGCAACGGCGAAAAGTTTAGTGCCAGTTAACACGGGCGACTTGCGCGACTCCATTGGTTTTATTACTACCAAAGACAGCACGAACCTAGACAAGACTTTAATAGGCTTGCGTAAAGAATACTATAACAACTACCTCGGCGTAATGTTTGAATATGGCACAGCGCCCCGCATTCAGTCAAACGGACGCTATACGGGAAGCCTAGCGCCTCGCCCATTCATGCGCCCAGCCCTAGACAGAAACGCGTCTAATGTAACGGACGAAGTAATTAAAGGCGTAGACTCAATGCTGCGCGACTTAGCAAAGAAAAATAACTTAATATATAAATAACCATGGCAACTACTGGACTAGTAAACGGCACGCTTATTAGCATCTATAAAGATGTTAGCGGCACATTGACTAAAATCGCTAACGCGACATCTCACAGCATCGACATTACAAAAGACATGATTGATGTTACTAACAAAGACAGCGCAGGCGCAAAGGAATTCATCGCAGGCGAGTACGGCTACACTTTAAATGTGGAGGGAATTTTTGAAGAGGACGCAAGTGTAAGCACACAGGGCCAATCTTTTAAAGACATCCTAGCCGACTTGTTAGCGGGTACTTCTGTAACTGTTGTAATGACTACTAACAGCAGCGGCGACCAAAAAATGACTGGCTCTGCTTTCTTTAGCAGCTTGTCATTGAGCGCCCCCAATAACGACAAAGCGACTTTTACTGGCACATTGCAAGGTACTGGCGCATTGACTGTTGGCACAGTTTAATAATTGTTTTACTATATTTGTGGCCATGACCACAGAAATTAAAATAGGGGGTGCTAGTCATCCCCTTTTATTTAACATGAACAGCCTTAAAAATGTAATGCAGTTGGCTGGCATGGAGAACTTTGCAGATTTAAACATGCAAAAGGACCTAGCCAAGTCTATGGACTTTGCACTATCCTGCGCATTTTACGGCATTCTAGAAGGCTACGAAGCCAAGGGCGAAAAAACGCCGTTTAAAACTGTTGACAAATTAGGCGCTGCTATTCGGAAGTTTTCCGAGTTAGCCCCTGCACTTGACGCGTTTACTGCTGCGGTTACTGACTTCTTTTCTAGCGACGAGCCAGAGGGAAAGTAACAGCCAAGGGCGACAGCGCCCCGCTTACTTGGCGCAAAATTGAGCGCATTAGTTATGGAGAACTTGGGCTAAGTGAGGCCGAGTTTTGGAAATGCACGCCCCACTTTTGGCGGTTAAAACTTGAGGGCATGCGTGAGGCGCAGACGCAAGAGTATAGGAACCAGTGGGAACTTATGCGCTGGGCGGTTGCTACTTCTATGGCGCCTCACCTTAAAAAGCCCATAGAGCCAAAACGCTTGTTAACTTTTCCTTGGGAAGAGCGCGACTATATTAGTATAGAGGAGGCAGTTAAGTTATATTCGCATGTCTTTGACAAGTTAACCCCAGACGCCAAAGCATGAGCGCCCCTATAAAAATAGCCTATAACATTCTTAGCAACTACGCGGGGCTTACTGCTCTAGTTAGTACACGCTTAAACCCCTTGCGCATTCCGCAAGAGTCTGCTTTTCCTGCAATAAGTTACAACCTTGTTAGCATAATTACTAGCCCCACGAATACTAGCCATAGCCGTACAGACTTCGCACGGGTGCAGGTTAATTCTTTTGGCACTACATTCGCAAGCGCTACGGCGGTCGCTGAGCAAGTAAGGGCAGCGTTTGAGGCTGCTACATTGCCAGCAACTTTTAACGGCGTTAAATGTCAAACAATAGAACTAGACAGCGAGGTACAGTTAACCGACGACGAGGCAGGGTTTGCTGGAGTTTACCAAGTTTCTCAGGACTTTATAATTAATTATACAAGGTAATGGCAAGGTCGTTAAACATTGTTATAGGTGCAGACATAGAGAAGCTGCGCAAAGGTTTGCAGGACGCTGTTAGCGCCATCCAAGCAAGCGGCTCTAAAATGAGTGCAGAGACCGCAAAAGCTGCAACCGAAATAGAAAAGAAGTTAAAAGACATAAGCACCAAAAACCCTACGGCTGGAACTGTTAGACAGTTAACCAACTTGGCCATGCAGGCTAGGGCCTTGGGGCCAGAGTTTGCCCAAACTGCTAACGACATTATAAGGGCAGCGGGTAAAATGAAGGACAGCATAAGCGACGCCCGCGCTGAGGTGTCATACTTTGCAAGTGACACGCGTAGAATTGACGCTGTGCTTGGTGGAGTGCAGGCAGTTGCTGGCGCCTTTGGTGCAGTAGAAGGGGCACTAGCTTTAACTGGCGTAGAGAGCGAGGACCTGCAAAAAACCATGGTTAAACTCCAAGGGGCAATAGCCTTGGTTAATGGAGTGCAAGCTATACAAGCAATTTTATTAGACGAGAACGCTACAAAAACGGGCGTGCTTGCATTAGCCAATAGAGTATATACTAGCGTAACTGCTGGGGCCACTGGCGCTACATTAGCCTTTAGAACTGCTTTAATGAGTATAGGAATTGGCGTATTAATTGCAGGAATTGGGGCGCTTGTTGCAAACTTTGACAAACTTAAGGACGCTATTTTCCCTGCTGACAAAGCGCTAAAAGACTTAAATAATACCATAGACAAAAGCATAGCCAAGCAGCAAAACGAAGTTAAAATACTAGAAGCCAAGGGCGACAAGTTAGGGGCATTTGCTAAGAATGAGCAAATTTTAAACGAGACGCTTAAAAAGGCCCGTGCTAACTTTGGCAAAAACAATAAAGAAAACTGGGGCAAAATAGTTGACGACACAAAAACAGCGTTAACCGTTTTAAAAATTGAGCGCGAAAATTATATAACCGAGGAGAATACAAAGCAGCAAGAGCATGCCGCTGAGGTTCTTAAAAAACAAGGCGAAGAATACGAAAAGCGCAAAGCCAAGTTAAAAAAGTTTAACGACGAGCAAGCCAAAATAACAAAAGAAGGTAGGGAGAGAGCGCTAAGTTATTTGGACCTAGACCGCGCAGGAATTGCTAGGGCTATACCAAAGGCAAAGCCTCAGCCAATTAGCGGTCCTATTCAGTCTACTAGCAAAGCAATGAGCGAAGAAACTAGACTGCAAAGGCGTGAACAATTAAAGCAGGAAATTAACCAAATAGAATATGAGGAGCGCATGGTTAAGTCTATGGAGGGCGTAAATGCGGCTTTTAATAACTTAAGCGTGCAAGGGCTAGAAAGTTTTGGGCAAGCACTTGGCGACATTCTTAGCGGGCAAATAAATAGTTTCGACGACTTTGGCAAAGCCTTGCTGGGTTCTGTTGCTCAATTTATGCGCGCCTTTGGTTCTGCACTTATTGCAACCGCTACCGCCTCTAAGGCGTTTAAGGAGTTGCTTATTAAAGACCCAGTGCTAGCAGCTGCTGCGGGTGTTGCATTGGTTGCAGGTTCTGCGGTCATTAGCGGCATGCTTAAGAAAGGGCCGAAGGCTACGGCATTCGCCGAAGGTGGTATTGTTAGAGGCCCGACGTTGGGTCTTGTTGGTGAATACCCAGGCGCAAGGAATAACCCAGAGGTTATAGCACCGTTAGACAAACTTAAAGGCATGCTAAAAACTGGAGACAATAGCAGCGGCTTTGTGGCAAGCACTACCATAGCAGGCCGAGACTTGGCAATAGTATTAGAGCGTTATAATAAAGACAGCAAACGGGGTTAATGGCACGCAAGTATTATGGCTCGTTTTTGAGCATCGAAAATATAG